GCAGCTATAGCGATTGAGTATGATACAGGAACAGCCGGAGACACTGACGGCGTAATCTTTGGATATTACGAGTAATTAAATGTCCTTACGTTCTGAAATAGTTGGCACAGACCATGACGGGCACAAAGTCGCGGTAGCAATGCATCATAAAAGCGACACGCCGCCTGGTGCGGTGGTTTATACTGAGCCCTATCGCGAACTAACGCCACAATTCGCGCCGTTTATTAATGGTGAAGCGGGCGTTAATATGAATGTTGATGCGGCTTTTGGTGGCGCTCCTGAAATTGTTTATAATGGAACTGATACAGTCGCATGGACAGGCTCGGAGATTGTCGGTAATAAAGTAACCTTTGATAGTACAGACCGAGCCCATGGCGGCACCAAATCAGTAAAGGTTGATAATCCTGCGCTTAACGATATCTGGCAATTTGATAAGGGTTCTGATTTGGCTGTTAGTGGCTTTGTCGGTATTACTTTATTTATTAATATTGATAAGGATTGGAGCGAGGGAGATTCGGTTTCCTTGTATGCTTATGATACAGGCGGGGCCGTTACTATTGGCGTTCCTATATTAATAGAAGATTATTTAGATGAGTTTGATTTTGATGTGTGGCAAGCGGTTTCAATTCCATTTACTGACTTGGGTATTTCTGCAACTAATTTTGACTCGATAAGAATGTCTCTTGCGGGCAAAGCAGGAGGCCCAGGAAAGGCTCCTAAATTTTATATTGATGATATGCAGATAGAGCAAACCGGAACACCTTCAGAGTTTAAGACAAGCACGCCAGAAGGAAAGAAGTACTTTATAAAAATAATCCGGCTTCATTTAGTCGATGCTTTAAGTACCGCTCTTGCAGATAATTCAATGCCATCGCTTTCTTACAATAAGCTTTTGGGTGTTTCGGCCTTGACCAATGGGATTTTATTGCAAAGAACTCACAAGGGCGTTGTTACTTTTTCGGTTCCACTTAGGCAATTATCAGACTTTTTAAATATTGGCTTTTCGATTAAAGATACTTACAGCGATGGAACAAACACAGGGCTTGTGCTTGAGATAGAGTTTCCAGATTCATTGGTTGTAATGGGCGGAGACAATAGTTTTTTATCCTTCGGGGTAAGTGACGATTTATCTGGCTTGGTTAGCTTTCGGGCTGTTGCTCGCGGAATTATAGAAGAATAAACAATAAGGATTTAATAAGATGGCTACAAAAACATGGGTAGGAACTGACAGCGGGAACGAAGGCGATTATGGAACGGCGGCAAACTGGAGTCCTTCGGGCGTACCTATTGCGGCCGATGTTGTTATTATCGCCAATAGCTCACAAGACATCACAGGCACGCTCGACCAATCAGCCGTTGCGCTTGCAAGCATTACAATTGACCAAAGCTTTACCGGCTTGATTGGTTCAAGTGAAAGCGACTTTTTAGAGATCGCGTCCAGTGCTGCGGTAATCGGTCAGCGCCGAAGCACCACGGGAAGCTTTACCGGATCAAAGCGACTTAATTTAGACTTTGGCAGTTCTACAGCTTGTCAGATCACAGTCAACGGGACAGCCTCAACAGGCCAAGACGCGAACAGACAACCGTTAAGAATTAGAGCGGTCAACGCTGCAACAGACTTGCAAGTCTATGCCGGTTCTCTTGCGGTTAGTGATGACTCAAGCAATTCAAGCACGCTTGGCGACATATCAGTAAATGGCGGTTCTGTTAATATCGGGGCAAGCGTAACATTGACCAACTTGATTACATCCGGCGGGATCATCAATATAAATTCAAGCGTTACCACGGCCACAATAAAAGGCGGTACGGTTAATTTTTATGATTCTACAGCGGCCTCAACTATTGGAACTTTAACGGCTTCAAGCGCTGCAATAATTAACCATTATGCGACTGGTACGATTACAACACTAAATCATAACGGCGGAACGATTGATTTGACTAAGACTCAATTAGCTAAGACAGTGACGACTTACACGGCCGATAAAGGCGCGGTATTAATCACCGATACTGGAACGGTCACACTTACAAATGATATAGCGCTCGCATCTACTAAGAAATTAACTATAAGCGTAAATTAAGGTTACAACATGTTTAATAATCAATACTTAATGATTGACGAGCTTTATTTAAATAGTATAGCTCAGAAGTTTACACCGGCAATGATCAACACTTTAGAAATAACACTGGCGAAGATGGAAGCGGGCGAAGCCGTCACGCTTGGTAAGCCGGTATTACAAAAAGATGGATCACGCGCAATGATCAGCATTGACGGGCCTATGATGTACAACCCCTCGATGTTCGATAAGTTATTTTATCAAGCGGTATCGACTCAAGAAGTTCAAGCCGCAATTTTGGACGTTGCCAATGATACAAAAATTAAAGCGGTTGTAAATAATATTAATAGCCCAGGCGGCGAAGCTCACCAGATCCACAAAGTATCAGCCGACATGGCGACACTCTCAAACATGAAAGCCGTTGCCTCTGTTAATACAGGCATGATGTGCAGCGCCGCATATTTCATTGGATCTCAAGCCAGTAATGTTTTCTCGACTGATGGATTAAATGAAACGGGTTCAATTGGAACTGTAACACTTATTGCAGACCATAGCAAAGCCGCAGAAATGGCCGGCATTAAGATTCACAAGATTGCAACAGGTGAATTAAAAGCAGCCGGAGCGATGGGCACAGAATTAACGACTGGAATGATTGCACATATTCAGAAGAAGATAAACAAGATGCAAGAAAACTTTTCAAATGCTGTTAGTTCAAAGCGGGCCAATGCTGACATGAATGACGGTTCAGAAGCTAGAAGCGGCGCAAGCTTTTTCCAGGAAGACGCGGAAAGGCTCGGACTATCTGACGGCATAAAGTCAATAGAGGAAGCTTTCCAATTCTTAGAGCAAGGCAATAGAGCAAGCATGTTGCGCCAAAGTATCTAAATAATTTATACGGTTTGACTTTTGTATAAGTTGAACTTATAATAAAACAATTGTTGTTTGTTGCTATAGAGCAGCGGCGGCAAACTAAACATACATACTTAAATAGTTAAGACTACTTAATACAGATCGGTTCTGTATATGGTGGTCTTTTTTTTTGGAGAATAAAAAACATGGATAAGATCCTATTAAAACAAGAAGAGATCAAGACGCTTATGGGCACTCTTGAAGGTCTTGAGCAAGGTTCTGCCGAGTTCAAAACTGCTCTTGATTCTGTCGAAGCTTCACAGGCTGAGCTTGTAAGTTTGCAGGAAGACGCGAAAAGATTTGAGGCTGTTCAGCAGTCGTTAAGTTCTTTTACACCGGCTAAAACTGTTCAGTCTGGTATTGTTCAAGGTGCCCCGACAACCGTTAAAATGGGTTTCACTAATGACCCTAAATTCGGCTTTAAGTCTGGCGGCGACTTCTTACAATCTGTCGTTAAATATGCACAAAACCCAATGCAAGACGAGCGCCTTTGTGGGATTGCTGACATTATGCAGACAAGCGGAGCTCACACAAGCATCAAAGACGGCCTAATGATTCCAAGTGAATTTGCCGAAGGTCTTTTAATTAATGAGTCTGGTATCACTGACGATTGGGTTAGCCGCATGAGTGTCGAACAGACTTCAAGCAATAGCAAGACTTTCAAAAGAAGTGCTGCTAATACTACCGGCGGTTCAACTGGCTTGACTGCTAGCCGTATTGCTGAAAATACACAGATGTCTTCTACTCGTGAAGTATTCGAGACTACAACTTTGCCACTCGCTAAGTTGTACGCTTATTCTGATGTTACTGAAGAAGATTTAAGCGATGTTGCCTGGCTTGAAAGTCATCTTTCAATGCAAGCGCCTAAGGTTATTCGCGCAAAGTTTGCCGGTGAATTACTTGATGGTACTGGCGTTGGTGAAGCTCTTGGTATGTTCAACACGAACAACGCTAATAAGATTGCTGTAACTCGTACAACTTCAACTGATGTTGTTGCCGCTGATATCGCCGCAATGTATGCCAGAGCTACAATTAGCTCAAGCTCATTCTGGTTAATCAATCGTGACACAATGGCTAAACTTCCATTAATGACTGTTGGCGATAATACAATCGTATTTGAGCAGTATTACAGAAACGGTACAATCGGATTTCTTAACGGTCTTCCTGTTTATCAATCTGAAGACTGTTCAGCTCTTGGAACTCAAGGCGATGTAAGACTAATCAATCCAGAAGGCTATCGTGTTCTTGAAAAGGTCGGCGGTTCTCAATTCGCTTCATCTATTCACGTTCGTTTTGATTATGACTCAACAGCTTTCAGATGGACTCATCGTATCAACGGTATTCCATGGGCCAACGCTGTTTATACACCTCGCAAAGGCGCTACACTTTCGCCATTCGTTGAACTTAACTAAGGAGTATTTATTATGAATGTATCTTCAAACGCAACTGATCTAGTATCAGTACAAGGGCTTATCGAGCCCGTAGCCGGTGCGGCTGTTTATTCAACTGGCTATTTTTATGCCGGTGACGCTAATGCATGGGAAGCCATTGTATCAGCAGGAACAGTTGGCACTACTGTTGACGCACTAATCCAGCAAGCTTCTGATGGTTCTGGGACTGGAGTTAAGACGCTCTCAGGTTCTGCAATTACTCAGTTGAGTGCTGCCGGTTCTGCTTTGATTCAATTCAAGCCGTCCGACCTTGATGTGGCGAATGATTTCACCCATGTCAGACTAACTATTACTACTGTTGGCGCAACTTCTGTTGCCTCTGGTGTTCTTCAGGGTGCTTGTGTTGCACATGCCCCTCTTGCAGCCGGTGCTAAAGTTGACGAAACAGTAACAGTATAAATAAAAGGGGCATCAAATGGCACTTAAAGTAATAACCCAACCGGCTACAGAGCCCGTTACAAACGCGGAAGCGGATCTATGGATGCGCTACACGGGTTCATTACAAGATAATGTTATTGATGCCCTGATTACTGCGGCTCGGCAATCTGTCGAGTCGTGGACTAATCGAACTTTAGTAACCACAACATACGAGTATTATTTAAATGATCTTTGTGCGCTTATGGAAATACCGACAAGCACAATTCAAAGCATCACCTCAATTACATACATTGATACAAACGGCGATACTCAAACACTTTCAAGCACACTCTACGGCTTAGATAATGTAAGCGTTAAGAACTCAGTTTATTTAATGCCAGAGCAGACATTCCCGGCAGTACAAGTTCAGCCGAACGCGGTGAAGATCACCTTTCCGGCGGGCTATGGTGCTGCGGCTGATGTCCCTGAATGTTTAAAGACAGTAATTAAAATGCGAGTCTCTGAGCTATTCGAGCATAGAGAAGCAAACACAACAGCGCCACGTCATGCCAATGATCAATACATGGCATTAATGAGCCCTGAAGCTGACTACAGGTTTTAGATTATGGAAGCGGGCAAGCTTAGACACGAAATTACAATACAGCAGCGTAACCAAACAGTTAATTCAATCGGTGAGTCTGTCGCATCATGGGCCACTTATGCCTTGACTTATGCCAATGTTTTAAACCTTTCAGGCGCTGAATTAATCCAAGCTCAACAAGTTAATAGCTTTATCAATAGCCGCGTTCGTGTTCGGTTTGATTCTGGGATACGTGCCAACATGAGAATTTTATACAAATCTAGACACTACAATATTATTTTTATTAATGATGTCGATGAGCGTGACGAAGAAATGATACTTCTTTGTAAGCGTCAGGAGAGTTCAGCCAATGGGTAGAGACAATAGTTTTTTTAAGATTCACGGAGCTAAAGAGATAGCCGCAGAATTGGACGAGCTCGCAAGAGGTGCGAATAATGTAATCGTTCGTCCTGGTCTTAGACAAGGCGCGGCACACATTAGAAAGATCGCTAAAGGTATTGCACCGGTTGACGATGGCCACTTAAAGAAAGCCATACAATCAAAAGTCGTTAGCAATAAAGGACGCGGCAAGGGTGTAGTCGCTAAGATTGGTATATTAAAAAGAAGCTTCACGGATGAGAACGGGCGGCCAGTTATGGCCTATGCCGGAGATCAAAACGACTTCTTAGGCGAGGCTTTAAGAGAAGGCAGACCCGAAGCCGTCAAGATTTTAATTAAAGTTACTCAAGAAAAACTCAACGCGTTTCATACAAAGCGAGCAGCGAAAGCAGCGGCAGCGGCGGCCAAACGATGAGAGAGCAATTATACTATCACTTGGTAAATACAGCCGGCCTTACAGCTTTAGTTTCAACTCGTATTTATCCGCAGAGGATCCCAACCGGTTCAGCTTTGCCATTTGTTGGTTTTAGTTTTGACGAGCGCACCGCAGCAAAAGACCAAGACGGTTACGACAAATACAACGAAGTAACCGTGACGATTCAATCAAACGCGGCGACACTTGGCAGCGCTGTAGCAGTAGCCCAACAGGTTTTTAATTCACTCGCTATTCAAAATGTATTGATGGGCGAGGCATTAAATCAAGAAGAACTTTGTTCAACAACGCTTGAAACTGAAACAGACAATTTTGATCTATTTGACGGCTCCGAGGATGGAGTTCGAGAAGTAACCCAAACATACACAATAAGATACTTGGAGGCCTAAAATGGCAGCAGGAACAGGAATTAAAGAAGGACAAGGAATTACCGCTTCATGGGCAGCTATTGCGGCAGTGATTAATATATTAGATGTTTCTATGGATGGTGTTAGCGTTTCCGATATTTACACCGGCGACCAAGACACAACCGGCTTCAAAACTTATGTTGGTTCAACTCTTAAAGAGGGCGGGACTTATACATTTAACATTAATTGGAACCTACTAGATCAAGCTGTATTAATGGCGGCCATTGGTACAACCGATACAATCACTATTACTTATCCAAAGCACTCCTCAAGTAATACCACAGCGCCGACAGATGCTTTTAGTTGTTATATTAATGACATCTCTAAGACTGGCGGAGAAGGCGAGCTTATCAACGGAACTCTTAAGCTAAAAGTTGCCGGCGATATTACCACAGTAAGCGAAGCAGTATAAACTAAAATATTATAACTGGGCAAGTATATAATGAATATTGATGATTACAAAAAGATAAATGCAGACTGTATAAAAACCATTCCTATCAATGGACAAAATCACTATCTTAGAATCGGTGGTATTTTGGACTTTGATTTGTTGTCTCTGATGCAAGATGACGCGATTAATGGCAGTGAAAGAATGATAAAATTTCTCTGTTGCATGATTTGCGATAAAGACGGTCAGAGAGTCTTTGAGTCTGACAATAAAGATCACTACGAAATTGTAAAAAAGCTCCCTCACGATGTTCAGAATGGACTGACAGAGCATGTGCAAGAAGTGATATTTAATAAAAAAAAAGCATCAAAGGCAGTGAAATAGAGTTTGTGTTTATCCTTGCGAAAGAACTGGGCAAGTCAGTGAAAGAGCTTTTTCAAAGTATGAATTTATATGAGTTTCAAATGTGGCATGATTATTACAATGAAAACCCATTTGGTGAATATAGAAAAGATTTGCAATCCGCCCAATTGATCGGGACACTTGCCCCTCGATCTGAGGGTGGCGCGCAAACACTAAATGATTTTATGCTTATTAAGGATAAGAACCCACTACCAACCACGGAAGAATTAACCGTGAAGTTACAAGGAATGTTAAGAGGTCGTTAAAATGGCAGACGGAAAAACACGCTCGGTATCAGTAGTCTTTCAGGCGTTCACTGATAAGTTTACGAGCAAGACAAAGAAAGCCGGTGGCACTATTGGAAGCTTTGCAAAAAAGGCCATTCTAATCGGTGGCGGTTTCTTGGCTGCACGCGCTGGCGTTGCCGCGTTCAGGAAACAATTTGAAAAGCTGGACGAGATTGGCAAGCTTTCAGACGTGCTTGAAGTATCACCGGACTTTTTACGCGGCTTAGATTTAGCGGCCACTCAAACCGGTTCAAGTTTTGCCACTGCTCAGAAAGCCCTTTCGCGCTTCGTTCGTTCAGTTGGTGAAGCCAAGAGCGGCACCGGCGAAGGAATACAAGCGCTGGAGATCTTAGGCGTCAAGCTTGGAGAGATTGAGGACTTAAGTACAGAAGATCAATTTTTTAAGATTGCCAATAGCATTAAAGCAATGGAAGATCCAAGCCTTAGAGCAGCGGCGGCGGCCAAGTTATTTGGTCGAAGCGGTCAGGACTTATTAAATTTATTTGCCGAAGGTGAAGACGGACTTAAGAAGTTCATTGAGCTGCAAAAGGAATTGGGTGGCGGTATTTCTCGCGATGATATCCGACAAGTCGAAGCGGCGAATGATGCGGTCGACAGGATGGGCCGAGCATGGGAGGGAATTATTCAGCAACTCTCTATACAGTTTGCGCCACTGCTTGACGACATGGCCGTTGGAATGACCAAGCTTGTCAAACTCGCTAAAGACTTTGGCGTTGAATGGAAGATATCACAATTAGCTTTAGAGGATGTAATTTCTGATTTCTTTTATGGCGGGAAAGGTAAAGATATAACTCTTGGCTTAAGTACATCGGCGGGCAAAGGGAAAGATAAGAAAATTGAACCCCTGACAATTGCAAGCGCATCAATCAAAAGCTTTTCAGATGCAGCGCGGGCCGGAAGCTCCAAAGCCTTTGACTTACTTAATCCAAACACGTCCAACTCTGTAGCGAATCAAACACTTAAGGCCACAGATGAAACTAATGATATTTTACGGGCTATAAGAGATGAAGACGGTATAAAATTTAAACAGGTGAGTATCTAATGAGCGTAACACTTTCAACACGGCGGGACGATAAGAGCGGCGATGATAACGGCTCATTAAGAAAACTTAAAGACATTTATAGAATTGTCGTTAGTTCTGCAAGTGACGACCAAAGCACGATACTTAACTCAAACTTTGCCGGCATTCCTCAAGTCGGAGATTCGCACCCGAAAGACCCATTAGTTACAGTTAAAAGCCGGACGGTTAAGAGTACAGATAACCGCTTGCATTGGATAATGACGGTCAGTTATGATAATAGTAAAGGCGGTTTATCAGATGGCGGCGGAGACAATGACGAAGCCGGAACAATAATAAACGTGCAAATTGGCACATGGACAGAATCATATACAGCACAAAAAGACTTTGACGATAAACTCTATAAAGATTCAGCCAATGGGAAAATCAAAGTTGAGCTAGAGCGCCAACATACTATGATCACAGTGACAAAAAATACATTTAACCCAAACTTGCAAATCTCAGAAATGAAAGGCCGCGTTAATGCTGCGCCGGTTAATTGGCTTGGATTCAACTTTAATAATGATCAATTGCTATTTTCAGATTATACCGCTAACAGTTTAGGCAATAACAACTGGCAGGAAGTTTTCAGTTTTAAGGGCCGCAAAGTACCGGATTTAATAAGCGTTACACCTGACGAAGAACTTTCTAAAGGTTGGCAGTTGCAAATCTTAGACGCTGGATTCTTTGAGATTCTAGAAGATGGGAAAAGAGTCCCTATTTATGTTCAGCAACCAGACGGCAAGAAAGCAACGCGACCAGTAACCCAGCCATGGCCTTTAGATGGTGGCGGCAAAGCAATACCACAGGATTCTATAGACGACCTTAGACAATTCTTAGACTTTAGAAGCGTCTTAAGTATGCCGTTTAATACTTTTGCTTTTGACTTTACGCCAATTTTTGAACCGTTACCAGTAGCGGGCGCGGCCGGCGGGGGCTTATTCTAATGGCTGACGTAACATTTTTTAGCCCAGATTCAAACAGGAAAATAGCAAACACGGTGCGAGCCGTTGAGCGCATGGCCAATGCCGGCCAAGAACTAATCAGCCAAGGGCAAGAGCAGAACCACGATATTATTTATGCTCGCATTACTGCCAAGGATCCCGAAGACAAAACCGGCTATTTTCAGCTTGAAGAGGTTGGCTTTAATGGTGAGACTTGGGAAGCCATCGCAAACGGCAAGCAATTTGACGGCACAGAGTACGACTATGCGCATCATTACAATTGGGAAGACGCAGAAGTCAATACAGTTGTAAAGCTCAAGCTAGTTGTGAACATCGACACAGGCGCGGAAGATTGGGTATTTTTTCACGAAGTCACAAATCCAGCAGCATTTGTATTTATTGCAGACGAGACAGGCAACACGGCACGCTCAAGCGATTCTCAATGGTCTATTATTCGCGGTGGTTCTGTATTGACCAATGTCGGAGTCCTTAAGCTTCCAGGTGATCTGACAATGAAATCTCAAGGTTACGCGGGCGTATTGATCACTTTTATAGAAGATGACGGGACAATGATTTTAGCAAGTGCCATCTATACAAATTCAGAGGGTAAGTACTGGACGGCAAGCGAAGGAGAAGGCACGATAATAATAAACTTTCCTCTTGCTACATCCAGTAAAATAGGCGATAAAACAGAGCTTACACAATTGCACGTTGGGGATATACACCTTGAGATTTCAGCACCAGAAGAGGAAGAAATAAGAATTTTAGGCGATGAGACATGGATTCAAGTCACTAAAGTCGGCAACACTTGGACGGTTTCTCACATCTTGCCCGGGACGGCATCACTAAAAAAGGACGGCTTCACCGTACTAGATGAGGCTTTCCCGTGTGATCAAGTAGCGTTCTCGACTTTACAAGATGCTGAAGATTGGGCCAATAGTCTACTTGATGCGATCCAAAGAATAAGCTATGATATACGCGGCCATATTTACGAGCAATTAGAATGCGATGGCACTGTTATTAACAGTTATGACGATGTGGACGATTTAAACTTAACATCTACACTGACGGCCAATTCTTTAAGTTCTCAACTAGTGCCCAATATTATCGACACTGATTCAGGTATTGACTATTCATACACCATTAAAAATGGCGCAGCTAATTTCCTTGACTTTATAGCGGGCGGAGATTTTAACACGATAGCGGGGAAGAACTCACTTGGCGAAGTTATAAGCCTTTCAAAGGGTGACACTGGCGGCGCTCCCAATTTAATCGGAGTGAAAGCAAACGGGCCAAGCATTATTGAATCGGTCAAAAATGTTGGCGGTACTTCGGGCGGCACATATGGCGCAGGGACGGAACTTGTAAAGCTTGACCCTTTAAGATTTAGATTCAACGACACGCTTGAAGTTATCGGGAATGTCGCAGGAAAGGCCGGTATAAGAAAAAGTGTTGTTATTGCAACTGAAGTATGTACTTGGTCTGTTGCTGTTGGTGATACTGTTATAAGACATAATACAGACCCAAACGCGTCAGAGTTTTTATTTACTGCTCAAGCTAGTATCGCAAATCTAGACCGGGCATATCAAGCGCGGTTAAGAATCGCGGCCAACGATGGGACATTGTTAGAATTTAGTGTAAATGGTCAAGGCGGGCCGTATAATGTAACGACTTTATTAATGCCACTTGACGCGGCGAGTAATGCAGACACTCCAGGATTATACTTTAAATTCCCTGGGGCGTCTTTGGTTGGTGATGTATTTAAAATGACTATTGAGTTAATCACAGACGATGCGAATGTATACGATGCCAATGTTGTATCTGAGACATTCTTGTCCTTGTCTGTCGAAGATGAATGCATTATAGATGAGAACGGAAACGAGTTGACTAATGAGGGCCTTGACTGTTTAACTAGTATTCCAATACTTGAAACAATACCGTCCTCGGCTTGTGCTTCTCCTGGTACTGGTTTGATTACTGGTACAAACTTAGCGGGGGCCAACGCAAGCACCGCAAACGAGAATGACGAGGCAGCGATTAGGATACTTCTTCAAGACTCCGCTTCTATTTTCCCTGCTGGTAGTGCTGAGGTAAACCTAGATAAAGGCTACGGTGCGGGTAAATTTACCTTAATGAGAAGATCAGCTCAAAAGTATGACTTAAGCGGCATCACTGGAAGCCCAAATCTTAACTTCAATTCATCAACAACGAGCGGGCCAGATCTTGAAATAGTTGCATTTTATAAGGTGGCGGCATCACTACCGGCTGTAAACAATCCACTATTCGACTTGTTTACTTGGACTCCTATTGGTAAATTTAGCCCAGCGGGTGCAAATGTAAGCTTGAACCTTTCCGGCTTAGTGCCTGAAGTGGTTAATGTCTTTATAGGATTTGCAACCAAACATGACTTTGATAATAATTTTGCGGGCTTGACTGATGTTGTTATGAACAACTCAAACACTCCGCAAACTATGTATAACTGCTCTTAAAATAAGGATTTAAAATGTCTAAAGTACAATGGATTTATACGGGATCGGCCGCACCGACAACTACGCCGGCCAATTACGGCAACCTCTTTGTCGATACTATCGGCGGTCGCATATACTTTGCAACCGGTACGGGCAGTTCAAGCGATTGGGATTTAATGCCAACTAATATATCAGAGATCACACAAGACGCTGATATCAATTTACAAGGCGTAAGGTCTTTGATTAATGTAATGGCTCTGGACTTTCAAGCTTCGGCTGGATTGGTGATTAATACCGGAGCAGTAACGCAAACGCAAAGCTTACACTCAGTCGACACTCAGAGCGATAGCGCAGCGGATGACCTCGACACGGTAACGATTGCCACAGATAAAAACTTTATGATTCTTAAGTTAGAGAATGCGGCGCGGATCGTGACAATCAAACACGGGACGGGTAATTTTTCCTTGCCAAGCGGTAACGACTTGATTATGGCCGCAGATTCTTTATATCAATTTATATATGATGGCACAAACTGGATTCAATTAGTAGGTAGCGCGGGCGGTGCTGGTACTGGTGACGTTGTTGGCCCAGCCTCGGCAGTAGATGAGAATATTTGCACATTTAATTCTACAACGGGTAAAATAATTGAGGACAGCGGCATTAATAAATCAGCGATTACGGCCAACACTGCAAAAAATACTTATCCTTCGGGGGATGCTGCAAAGGTTGCGTTTATCACAG